ATTAGGATAATAGGAGGATAAATGGCTAATACTTTTAAAGTAGTAACTAAAGCAGGTGTAACCAGTGCTGATGTTATCTATACAGTAGCAGGTTCTACAACAACTGTAGTTCTTGGTGTTATGATAGGTAATACAACAACTGGACAAATCACTGCTACAGTTAGTTTAGGTTCAGATACCTCTAGCAGAGCAGGAGCAAACAACGAAGCAAACCAAACAGTTGAGCTAGTTACTAATGCACCTATACCTGTTGGTGGTACTTTAGAATTACTTTCGGGTAACAAAGTAGTAATGGAAACAACAGATACACTGTCACTGACAGCATCTGGTGCGGCTGATATTGCTTTGTCAATAATGGAGATAACGTAAGATGGCTTTTATAGGTACACCTTTAGATACCAGAAATACTTTTCAATCTCTTGTAGGCAAGAGGTTTAGTGGTGATGGAAGCACAACTGCATTTACATTAGATGTAGCACCGGGTTCAACATTAGATATTGAAGTATTTGTTGGTAATGTAAGACAAGACCCTAACTCAGCATACACTTTATCTGGTACAACATTAACGTTTACTGGTGCACCTCCTAGCGGCACAAACAATATTTATGTTGTTCATCAAGCAAAGAGTGTAGGAACTATTGATGTTCCAGACTCTAGCGTAAATAGTGACAAACTAACAGGTAACTTAGTAACACCGGGCACTCTTGATGTAAATGGGCAAGAATTAATTCTTGATGCAGATGCCGACACTTCAATTACTGCTGACACTGATGACCAAATAGATGTTAAGATAGCAGGGGCAGACGATTTTAAATTTACTGCTAATAACTTTAATATATTATCTGGTTCAACTTTGACAGTAGATAGTGGAGCAACCATCACAAATAGTGGCACTGCAAGTGGTTTTGGTAGTAGAAATTTGTTACAAACAACAACAATAAGTGGAGTTACAGCCAATGTTTCTTTTAGTAGCACCTACATAACTAGCACATATAAAAAATATGAAATAGAATGTATACAATGTGAACTGCAATCAGCTACTCATATGAGTATATATTCAAGCACAGACAATGGTTCTAACTATGATGGTGCGTATGATGTAACAGGAGCAATATTTTATTCTAACGCATCTAGTAATGAATTATATACTAGGAATAATACTGGCTCCTCTGATTTTACATTGCTTGGAAATGCTGTAACTATGACCAATGATAAAGTTTTTGATTTAGTTATAGAACTATTTGACCCAACTTCATCAACTGATTTTAAAAATATTTTATTTAGAGGTGTTTATTCTGATACAAGTAACCGAGCTATTGTTGCTTATGGTGGAGGTAGTTTTGATGGAGAGGGTACAACAGCAATAAATAATTTTAAATTACAACCCGGTTCTGGTGGTTTTGATGCAGGTGTTTTTAAACTATATGGAGTCAACTAATGCCTAGATATAAGTATATTGATGGAGTAAGAATACAATTTACAGCAGAAGAGGAAACTGCTCGTGATACAGAGGAAAAAGCATGGACGGATAATCAACTTAACAGAGATTTAGAAATGTTAAGAGAAAAAAGAAACGTTTTATTAGCTGAAACAGATTGGTGGGGTGCATCTGATAATACAATGACAGCAGACCAAACTAAATACAGAAAAGATTTAAGAGACTTACCAAGTGGCTTAGATACAGTAGAAAAGGTGGCTAATGTAACATGGCCAACAAAACCATAGGAGTAACACATGAGTAAAACAACAATACCAGCAGGAGGAATAGCAGATGATGCAATTTCCGAAGAGCATATTGATGCTACAGTTATAACTGGTTCTACAGCATTAGCGGCAACACCTGCTGACACTGATGAATTACTTATATCGGATGCAGGAACAATAAAAAGAGTAGATTATAGTTATATTAAAGGTGCAGATAATACTCCTGCTTTTCAAGCCACGGCAGGCACAACTGCACAAACTCTTTCTAACAATACTTTTACAAAAATAAATTTAGGAACAGAAATTTTTGATACAGCCTCAGCTTTTGGTTCAAATAAGTTTACAGTTCCGAGTGGAGAAAGTGGTAAGTATTCTTTTACTTATGGAATAGCAGTGCCTAATATGGATGACCATGAAGCAGTAGAGGTTAAATTATATAAAAATGGTTCTGCTGTAGATAATACTCATGTTATTCGTAGAGCTACAGGCGGCTCTCAATTAGTTTTTGCTCAATCAACACAAATATTAAATTTAAGTGCATCAGACTACATTGAATTATATGGTCAACATGGAGAAGGTTCTAGTCAAGACACAAATTATTCTCATGTTTTTTTATCTGGTTACAAATTAGCAGGAGTATAGAATGGCAGGTTTATCAACTAAAGTAAAACTTTACTGTGAAGCAAATAGCAAGGTTGCTAATTTTGGTTACGGTGGTAATGTGACTTTACAGAATGATTCGGATGGAAAAGGCGATTATATAGCGAGCTGGAGTGTTGATGGTTTAACTAAACCTACAGATTCACAGTTAGCTAGTTATGAAACAGCAGGTGATACTGAAGAAAAAAATAACACTGTAAGAGCTACAAGAAAAACGGCTTATGGTGATATCGGTGAACAGCTCGATGAGATATACAAGGACATAGACGCTTGGAAGACTCGTATTAAATCAATCAAAGATGCAAACCCAAAGGAGTAAAACATGGCACTAAGTAAAATAGATATAGAAAATATGGTGACAGGTGAACTTACCACAACTAATGGCGGAACTGGTGCTACAAGTTTTACTGGGGGTATTACTGAAGCTGACATTTGGAGACAAAATACTAGCACAACTTTAAGTGGTGGAAATGCTTTTCTAACATCAAATTGGGAAAGAGCTGATACTGATAGCTATGCAAAAATTGGCACAGGATTAAGTGAAAGTTCTGGCGTTTTTAGTTTTGCGTCTACAGGTATATATTTTTTATCAATGCAATTTACTTACCGAGCAGATGATGCTGACCAAACTTATGTTGGTGGAAGTATTCAAGTAACAAGTGATAATTCTTCTTATGACGCCGCTTGTGAAAGTTATAATTTAATAGACAATGGAATGTCAGGCAGTTCAGAATACGCTAGTGTTTTTATGCATTGTTTGTTTGATGTAACAAATACATCTACTCATAAATTTAAAATTAGAGCCGAAGTTGCGTCAAGTAATGTAATTCTTTCTGGAAATACAGGTCACAATGCTACTTCAGTATTTGCTTTAAGACTAGGAGACACATAGAATGGCATACATAGGACAAGGAATTAAAGAGGGCACATTTGCTGTACTCGATACATCTGGTAATACGTATAATGGGTCTAACACAACATTTAGTTTAGGCACACAAGTTGGTTCTCCTGCACAATTACTTGTCTCACATGACGGGGTACTTCAAAAAGCAGGAACAGATTATAGTTTAGCTAGTGGTGGCACACAAATAACTTTTAGTACAGCTCCTGCATCTGGTGCAAGTATCTTCATCGTGGAGATATCTGGTGCAGTCGGTGGCCCATTAGCCTCTGACCTAAATGGTGCAGAACTAATATTAGATGTAGATGCTGATACAAGTATTACAGCAGATACAGATGACCAAATAGATATTAAGATTGGCGGTGCAGATGATTTTGCATTTAAGGCAAATTCTTTTGAAGTACAAACAGGTTCTAAAATAGATTTAAATGGAACTGAATTAGTATTAGATGCTGATGCAGATAGTTCTATAACTGCTGATACTGATGACCAAATAGATTTTAATACTGGTGGCACAGATAGATTTCAGATAACTACAGCTAATGCAAAATTTAATGTAGGTGCATATAATGCAGAAGCTACACTAACAGATGCATCAACTATATCTTGGGATGTATCTACTAGTCCAGTAGCAAAAGTAACATTAGGTGCTAACAGAACTTTAGGTGCAGGCTCAAATCCACAAACAGGACAGTTCGTATCGTTATTAATTATACAAGATGGTACAGGTTCTAGAACAGTAACCTTTAATGCCGCTTATGAATTTAAAGACGACACAGCACCAACACTAACAACAACTGCCGCTAAAGGTGATTTATTTGTATTTAGATATAATGGTTCTAAATTTTTAGAAGTTGGTAGAAATCAAAATTTAACATTATCGTAGGAGTAATATGTTTGCATTAGTAGAAGATGGTAAAATAACACAAATGCCAAAAGGCAACAAAGGTATTACATTAGGAGATAATCAATACCCTGCATCTATTTATACTCT